CTCAACGGACTGCTACTCTAGTCAAGCTCTTTCGCCTGATCTCATGAGTGGCGGGGTGCTCTTAGCAAGCGACCCCAACGCCCGTTGCACTGCAACAGGGTCGTTGTTTGCCTCCTTTGAGAAGGCAGTCAAGATCATCGCTCTGGAATTCAAGATTCCGGATGGTCGCGTCCCCTTACGGGGAGACTGCTCGTTCTTTCGGGGCTGGTGGAAGGAGTGGACGCAGCGGTGCCTGGAACGGAACCGCGTGCATGCTAGACGACGTCGGAGACTTGTCTCGACGATGAAGTCGCTTAGCAGGGTGTTCGATACACCTTGTGTGGCATGTGACAAAAAATTAGCGTCCAGCGCGAGAGAAAGTTGGGCTACACACGTCGGCAAGGACGTACCAACGGAACTTTTGCCATCGGAATGTCATCTCGAGGAACTGCGTCTAGCAGTGAGAGAGAACATCTCCGGTTGGGGTAAGTGTTTGGAGGAGAAGAGGAACAGTCTTTCTGTTCCCTATCTGGGCGAATACGTTCCTGATCAACAGGGGTGTTATGAGGTTCCTTCAAGGTATGGCGGCACAATGGCCTGTTCAAGCTCCGATTACTCAGGTGATTGGAGTCTTGTCAGGCGCGGAGTGGCCAAGACCAAGGGGAAATTTCGGGTTGTTACTATGCAATCCGCCGAAGTCAAGCGTGTCTTGACGCCAATTCATAACGCTCTTTATTCGCACATCACCTCTTTTGGTTGGTGTGTCAAAGGGGACGTGGGGAAGGGTGACTTCACTACCGTGGCGAATGATCTTCGAGAAGGTGAAAGTTTTATCTCTGGCGACTACCAAGCCGCCACTGATAATATCTATTTACCTGCCGTCGAGGTCATCGTGGACGAGGTAGCGAAGGCAAAGGAGCTCACGGAGCTCGAACGAGAAGTGCTGGTGGGTAGCTTTCGTGATTTACGGTGGAAGAGTACTACTGGGCGTGTTCAACCCATTAAGAGGGGCTCGATGATGGGAAATCTTGTCAGTTTTCCATTATTGTGCCTGCTCAACAAGTGCTCTTTCGACATTGCCTGCAATGTCCGCGACTGTGAAGATCGATCGCGTATCGGTCGTTTCAACGGCGATGATTGCATGTTCTGTGGTGACCGTTCCTTCTTCTCTCTTTGGAGGAATGTCACTTCGAGATATGGTCTCGTCGTTAACGAACAGAAGACGGGGTTCTCGCGTCGATGGCTGGAGTTGAACTCTCAGTCATTTGACGTCTCGTCCCGGAGTATGGTTTCAAAACCTGTACTCTCTTTTGTTCGGGCCGACCGGTCCGCGCCCGGTTCACTTCTACGTTCCGTTATTCAAGGAGTGTCTTCCTTTTCCAGGAGCAACCAGTGGCAGGTTGTGTGGATTATGAAGCACGAAATCATCGTTCGCGGTGTTCTAGAGGACCTCGGTTCTCTAGATCCTTGGTGGCGAGGACGACTCGTTCGTGCTCGGTGGTTCCGGGAGTCCGCCATGCTTGGCGGCGCACCCGTAATCCAGAGGGGGGTAATGAGAGGAGTCGAGACCGTTGTTGGTCGGCCTCCCAACCCACGATTCTTCGATTTTGTCTCTTCTGCGGCTGCCAGAGTCCAGAGAGACAATACAGAAAAGTGGACTGGTGTCCGGGTGGTACCGGGTACTAGGAAACTTGACCGAATTGCGTTTCGCAAAGAAGGAAAGTGGACCGAAAGTTGTTTCTTCGGAAATTTAAGTGGGTTGGTTTCGAGTGGGCCTTTGTGTGGCCAAAGGACTTGTATGGGGTTTACAAGACCTTTCCGGAGCGTTGCTTCGGTAGCACTCGAGACAAGTGGTTTGACGACCACCCTTTCCTCACTAGACGTCCCCGCGTCTTAGAAGTAGGAAAGGTCCGGTGTGATTTCCCTCCACCCCCTTGCCTCCTCCCGAATTCGGAACTGGAGGAACCATTGTGGGGCATCAACCTGTGATGCTCGGC